AAGTCAAACAATGATACCCTAAATCTATAGGCTAACTTTGGCATCAACAAACCTTGGTTACTAGCACTTTGGTCTGTGTTCAGCGGAACTGTAAATCTTGATAAACTTGCGATTGGCATTTAAATGCTCCTTTTTGTCTTATTTTGCTTGTGAACCGTAGTTACCGGCTGCAATAGCTCCAGTATTCAACAGTCTTAATGGAATGTAAATAAACTCCACTGCTTTGACTGGTTCAATAGCAATGTCTACATACAGTTCTGATTGATCAATTCTTGCAGGAGTATTGTTAGTTGAATCACAAACTACAACATAATCGTAAATAGCTCGTTGACCTACTAATTCTAATAATAAACCTTCAATACTAGTTTTAATCTCTTTGCGTGTTTGACTATCATTTGGTTCAAACAAGAATGGTTTGCTTAGAATAGCTAGTTGTCTTCGTAGATATCCAACTAGTCGTGCTACATTAATTCTATCTAAAGAACTTGGTGCGTTTGCACGAGTATATTGCCCCATGTTAACTAAACCAACTCCTGGCAATGTTGCAATAGGATTAATTTTAACACCTGACAACACATCACGAAGTCCTTGATATAGACTTACAGTTTTAAATTCGCCTGTATCATTAACATATCCAACTGAACTAGCATTGTCAACAGTACCACGGCGCGTACCTGCAGGTGCAAACCATAGATATGATTTGTTATCACTATTAATGATAGTACGCAACATCATATGACTTGGAGGGACAACAATATTGTTTCCTAAGTTATCGTTAGTGTAACCACTGGGATAGAACACTGACATATAGTTATCATATGTAACTAATCCAGTATCACCATTATCTGCGGCATTAGCAGTATTATTACCATAATTAGATAATGCTGTACCAGTTGGCTCTAAACGGAATGGTGTATCTGCAACAACAAATGCTGTTTGACCGATGTCTGTGTTGAACGCAACCATATCTTGAATTAGCTCTGTATAGCCAGGTGTAGCAATCAAATTAAAGTTCAATGTGTCTGTATCTCGAATGCTTTGATTTGTTGTAATCATAGCTTTGAGTGCAGATGTTATAACACCACGCTGTGCTAAACGACCAAATGTTCCGACTCCGTTTGAATCGTTAGGGCTAGCTGTAACCCAACGGTCTGGATACTCGGAATTAGAAATATAATTTCTATGATATTTCTTAACATTATTACCGCTTCGACGAGTGTTAAACAAACGTGTTCCTGTAGGATATAGCTGTGGATTAGGTGCATCAGCATCTACATAGTTAGTAACCAATAAATCAGCAATGCTCATCGGATCATATGATGTTCCGTCATTGTATCTTGCATCAGCAAAAATCCAACCATTAGGGCTAGAATGATCAGTTACATCTTGTATTTCCCAAGCTGATCCGTCGTAGAGATAGATATTTTGTCCATATTGATCAGGAGTTGATGTATCGATCCAAATATCGCCTACAACCAACGGAGTGGTACCATCACTTTGAGTTGATGGCGCACTTGCCTGAACCAATGGTCCATTAGGATCTGTAGCAGGGAAAACATTACCATAACCAACCCACTCATTACCTTCATTGTACATGATATCTACATCTAATGTACTGTCAAACCATAGTTTACCATCTGCAGGAGTAGTAAATGGAGCATACGATAATGCCTCATACACCAAGGGTCTCCAATTTGATGCTCGTAAATCATAATTGTCGCCCATCGGAGCGGCATATAAATTTGCTGTTGAATCAACATTATATCCCATTAATGCAATTGAACCATGAGTATCTTGAATCTCAAATTCTCCACCTAACACATGATTAATAGTAAGTCTATCTGTTACTGAATCCCATGTTGTTTTAATGTTAATCAAATCAGAATCAGCGTTAATACTACTAGCAATCAACTGACCTAGTGGTGTTGATGTAGTTGTGTTTATATGCACAGTTTTAGCAGTATTCCATTGTCCACTTGCTAATGTTTCTCTAATAACAAATGATGAATTACTTGATGTTGTTACTGCACTAGCAACACTGATTGATGTCGGTGAGTTAGAATATCTAATATAAAGTTCAAAATTACTGTTAGTAGCAGTAGTTGCCGCACCGTTGTCGTAATCACTCCATACCATTACTGTACCAACAGGAATTTTACTTCCGCCATGTACAGGATCAAGTGCAACTATAGCAGCCTCTGTGCTTGGATAGATATTAGCTGTAACTCTAGTCCATGCTTGCGTAGCTCCATTATAATATTTTACATCCCAATTAGCACCAAGTACTGGTGTAGTTGTTTTGATCCAAATACTACCCGTTGGTGCATTTAAATGATTTGTTCCTGTATTTGTAAAGTTAGGATATTGATAGTGCGGGCTAATTGCTAGTTTTTTACCACCATCAAATGTATTTTCTACAATTACCCAACCTGTAGTTGATCTGTAAAATAATTGATTTTGATTTTCACTAGTAATTGCTATGGCATAATCACCAACTGAACCAAAAGTATTCTTAGGAACTCCACCATTGGCCAATAAATCAGTAAGTTCTGAAATATTACTGTTATCAATGATCAACGGAGTTTTAACTGTGAATTTTTTAGTAACACTATTCCACTCGTTGATACCAAATAAACTATTTGAAGTATCGACCCAATATGTATTTGCTACAGGAGAACCTTCTGGTGCTGTACCACTAGGATGTAATGATCCTAGATCAACATCTGCACGAACAATATAAGCCTTACTACTAACACCTAATACACTGTAAGCCGCTTGTAATCCATACTCATTGAGCTCGCCACCATTGATTGGATTATTTTCTGCATCAGTTTGGAAATAAGGAGTACCAAATGTATCAGTTAAATCTCGTTGGCTGGTAATGACCCAGACTGTGCCAGCATTGGCTGATGTTGTTCCTTGTGCTGTACCTGTGCCGCTGGCATTTGCCTTATCTTGTGCTGTTGCTACAAATACCATTGGAACTGTTCCAGGTGCCGCAGGGTTATAGAAACTTTCGTCTACTACTGTTACGCTTACGCCTGGTGATTGTAATGTTGTCATTTTAAAAACTCCTTAGTGGATTACTTTGTTTTATTTAGTCGCGTATCCAAAAAAAATCCATAAATATCATGATATAAAAAGGGCATAAAAGGGCACATGCGTAATCTATGTAAACAATGCGGTCAAAGACCTGTGGCCATAAATTATTACAAAGAAGGTCAGGCGTTCTATAGATCAAAATGTGATCATTGTGCTCGCGGACATCAAGAATCAAGGCCGCTATGGGCCTTATATGGTTATAAGAAAAAATCAGTATGTGAAAAATGTAGTTATGCTTCTAGACATGAAGAACAGTTTAATGTTTTTTATGTTGACGGAAACTTAACCAATAACAGAGTTACAAATTTAAAGACAGTTTGTGCTAACTGTCAACGCATACTACACAAAGAAGGAGTTAAGTGGCGACAAGGAGATTTGATTCCCGACTTCTAAATTAAATCTAGAGCAAGTTTTGCACTCAATGGCAAATCAGCAGAGGGTAATATATCTTTAACCTGTATAAACAGATCGTCAATAGTACCATTGTTGTCTAAAACATGATCAAATTCTATACCCACCCAGGCAGTTTCGCTGGCATGTACTTTTAATCTTTCTAGCTTTGCTCGACTTATGGCCCAGGTTGTATTACCATTAGGCCCGCGGTTAACACTAATAGCCGCATCGTACCATTCTGGCTCTGGGCCACGAACAACACGAATTACAATACCACCTGCATCTTTGATTGATTTAATTTCATTAGGAAAACGGCAGTCACTAATAACTATGTCATCTTTTGAATTGCGTAATTTATTCTCTAATGAAGCAATCCAAATATCATTATGAAATGCTTTTCGACAAACTTCTGTACCCCAAAATTGCAGGATCCAGCGAGGTGTTATGTCCATACCAAGGCGTTGACTCCACCATTCATCTCGTTGTTCGCGCCATTCACGGGCTTGTTTTGTACGGCCCTCTAGCATAGTTCGGTCCCAACCAAACACTTGTGCTACTGCATCTTTAAGACTATTGGCAAAAGATTCTCTGCGAAATCCATGAAAATTTGTCAAATAATCTGCAATAGTGTCCTTTCCCGAACCAATAAAACCACACACACCTACAATCATAGCGTCTCCTTGATACTATAATTTATTACAATTAGATTATGATGTCAATATTTTATTAACCAATTTAGCCGGTGATCCAGGTCAGGGGCGAACCGCCATCTTTGTAGTTGATTAAGTCTTGCTCTAGCATTTCAATTTCAGCTTTGCCTTCAGCTTTGAGTGCGGCACCGTTCAATTGTGTGCCTCCCTGGGGACTTGTGATTGTGGCAAATTTTTCGCGAGCCTCACCTAGCATAATCTTACAGGTTGCAAGTGCATAATCACGCAACCACTGTTGTGCATAAGGATCTTGTAACAGATTAAAATCTGGACGATAGTTGCTCATCCAAACTAATAATTCTTCTTCAGCTCGGGGGCGTTGCATGATAGTCAGCAATTTTGTAGTAGGATTAAAAGTAAAATTTATATCGCTACCAAACATTTTACCGACCTGTTTTTGGTATCCAGCAAAGGCATAATAAGTAGCTAGGCCACCCATGTTTGTTGATGCAAGCAAATATGTATTACTATAGGCTAGGTTAAATGGTTCAAACAATGTACCCCCAGCACCGCCACCGGATCTTGAACCAATGCTTCTACGGAACAATTGACGCACACTCATTACTTCTTTGGGCATGTAATAGTCTGTGACATCGACTTGAATAGTTAAGAATCCAAAACTTTCTTCAACACTATTACTACTGCGTTGACGAAATTTTGCCAGCGCACGACCGATTGCGGTATTATAATGTATAGGGTCCAATTCGACATCCACCATACCGGATCCCAGCATGGCTTTAATATAGTCGATAACTTCTTGGTATTGATTTAGGGCTGGATCGTTGTCTATCATATCGATATTTAGCCGATAAATAGAACTAACAGGAGAACTAATTTGCCCAGGCTAAGTCTTTATAAACCGGAAAAAGGCCCGGATTTTCGATTCATTGACCGCGTAATCAATGAGCAGTTTCAGGTCGGTGGTACGGATATTTTTATACACAAATACCTTGGTCCAGTTGCTCCGCAAGATGGAGAATCTACTCCTACAACTCCTAA